TATCTTTCAATCAACATTACAAAAAGACTTATGTATTAGCAGAATCTTTGAATCTCGAAAACTTTGAAGATACTTCTAGTGCTCAAGTTATGGGTTCTGATACTTCTAAAACCTTAGCTTCAGCTCTTGATGATAAAATTTATTTAGATGATTTTTTCAAGAGACCTGTAATTATAGATGTCAGAGGTATAGCGTTGAATACCAATATTGATTTCGTACTTGATCCATGGGCTTTATGGTCTGATTTACCATCCGTCAGGAATAAATTAGCTCATTTCGCTTATTTTCGAGGCAATCTCAAATTAAGGTTTAACTTATCAACATCAAAATTCCATTATGGTTCCTTGATGGCTAGTTACCAACCATTATCTGCAAATAATCGTAATTATTTAGTTATGAGAGGTCTTTCTCCCATAACTGATCAAAAGCGATTATTTCGATCTAATTATCTTAGCCAAAGTCCTAATTTGTGTTATGTAAACGCAGGTCAAGATGACGATGTTCAAATGGACCTTCCATATGTACATCCTCAACAAAGCTTACGTTTGTTTAACGCTTTTGGAGCTAGTGTTTTAGATAACATTTCATCCTACGAAGATTTTTTAGATCTAGGACAGTTATTTATAACTTCTCTAGGTAAAATTCATTCTCAAAATGTAGCTGAAACTGATAGTGTAGTTCTCACAGTTTATGCGTGGATGGAAGATGTAGAAATTTCTACACCTACCAATACACGTATTACTGTTACTGCAGAGTCTGAATTCACTACAAACCCTATTAGCACTGTTGCAACTTCTGTTGCAAACATTGCTGAAAAGTTATCTGATGTACCTGTTATCTCCACATTTGCTAAAGCCACACATATAGCAGCTACTGCTATTTCTAAAGTAGCTCTTATGTTTGGCTTTTCCAAACCCATTATTGTCGAACCTGTTAGTTACGCTAAGCAAGTTACTTTTGCTAATGGTGCTACCATCATTGGTAGAGATACTGCTTATAAACTAACATGTGACCCCAAACAAGAATTAGCTCTCATGAATGATATCATGGGTTCTGGTTCTCATGATTCCCTAGCCCATAAATACATCACATCCATTCCTAGTCTATTGGATGTTTTGTCTTTAACGGATGAAGCTCAACCGTATTTATACACTTACTTAACATTACCCATCACTCCGATGCTTGGTACTCACTTTGTAAATACTTCTTCAACTACTACCAGACAAATGATGATGAACAGTTCATTAGCTCAAGTAGCTATGAATTACACTTACTGGCGCGGTACTGTGTCTTTTAGATTTGATGTTACTGCTCCCAATTTCACAAGAGGTAAATTAATTTTTATTTATGAACCCAATGGAACTGGTAGTTTAATTGATAGAGAAGATAGAACAACAATCATAAATCAACAATATATTGTTACTATGGATCTTGAAAAAGAACGTAGCATAACAGTACACGTTGGTTTTAACCACCACAAATCATTTGCGAATGTTCATCAATCTCCCAATAATAAAGGAATGGTTAGACCATATCTTAATCTTTCTGGTCAACCTACAGTCGAAATCATTGAATCAAATCAAAGAGGACAAAGCACAGGAATCATCACGGTTCGTGCTGCTACTTCCATCACTGGATTAAGCGTTACTGCTCCAATGTATATCAACACTTATGTTTATAGTGATGATATGGAATTTGCAGAACCTTGGGATCACTCTGTTAATCAATTAAATTCCAATGTAAATGCTGAAAGTGCTTATGAACAGGGTGAACCCCTTAATAAAGTACAAAGAAAAATCGACAATAAAGTTGATGTTTCCGGTAAAGAAATTATTATAAATAGGACTATTCCTAGTAATAATAATATTTTTACTGCACATTTCGGTGAAAAAATTGAATCATTACGTGTATTATTAAAACGTGATCAACTCGCTTTTCGAATTGTTCATGCTACAGCTAATACTATATCACATCCGGTTTATCCACCTCCAAATACTCTATTGATACCTAAAAGTGTTGCATTAACTGGTGATGTTGGAAGAGTCAATACTTTCAACATTATGCGTTACTGCTATTTAGGTGTCCGTGGCGGTATGAGATATAGAATCATAAGCCGTAATGACCCTTTTTTAGGTAATATGATTATTAAGTACTTAAAAACCAGGGATTTTAATCCCAGAACTAGTGTATCAAGTATGAACTTGGACAACGTTGCGCCTTCAGTTGCAGGAACAATCGTTCAAAATACTGTACATGGTGGTATTGAATATGAGGTTCCTTATTTTAGCCCTCATTTATTTGATACTCCCTGTGCATATAATGAATATGATCGTTACGATAGATCCAAGGATATTTCAGGTGTTTCTATACACGCTGATATTTCAGGAGCTTTACCAACACAGGTGTTTCTCATGTCTATAGCAGAAGATTTTAATTTTCTGCGCTACCAAGGATCTTGTTTTTACAACATAGATCCTGTAACTAATACTTCATTTGATCCATAAACTAACTATAGTTAAATAGTCGCGAGCGAACGCGTATAAAAAAATAAAATAAAGTGCGAACGCATTATATTTTATGTTCGCACCTTTTAATTTCCAAGAAATATTTTATCTTTGCGATTCC